AGCTGTGTTTATGTCTACCCAATTAACAGTCTGCGAGTCGTCGATAAGCTCCCAAAGGAATCTTGCAACTAACTGATCCGCTGCCACTGCACCTTCAGTTACTGTAGCTATAAACACCGCAGATGCCAACACTGACGCAAGAGCCTCGCTACCTTCAACAACTGCTGCGTTAAATGTCGATGGGGCTACTAGGACGCTATCTAACCCGCTGGTGCTCTCTGTTACAGAAACACCAAACCCCGCACTTGCATTGTTTGCGTCAAGCCCTGTAGCACTGTCCGATACCGCTGCGTTTAAAACGCCATTTGCAAACGATTCGTCTAACGCGCTACACAATTCTTCTACGACTGCGCTATAAACCTGACCACCAACTATGCTATCCGCCGCAGTTGCCGCTTCTGAAATCGTGACCGCAAAATCTACAATCGCGCTAACTATTTCATCTGTGGTCGCCGCCTCAAGTACAGCGGTTTCAAAAACTGCTAACGCGCTAACTGCATCCGTCCCGCCTGCGGCCTCTGCGATGTTTGTCGCGAAGGCTACTAACGCGGAAACTACATCAGAGACTCCCGTCCCTTCTGTAATGACTGCGCTAAAGTCCGATGCCGCCACTAATACGTTGTCTGACCCAACCGCACTCTCGACGGTATTTGGTGTGAAGTTTGCTACCGCCGATACTACTTCTGATGCAACCGCCGACTCCGCTATGTCACTATTAAAGACAGCCCCCGCTGCCCCAAGGGCCGCAAAAGGCGCGGCTGCGTAAGGAGCATCGGCAAACACGGTTTACGCTGCGTCAAGGCTAAACGTATACGTCACATTAAGTGTGTCACCAGATACGACAACACGATCCCCCGGTGATTGGAAGTCCGACTCAGAGAACAGTACTCCCGATGTGCCGCTGGCTACCGTGCAAAGAAACGCACCAGCCACCGTACCGCCTGCACCAGAAATCGTGAACGACGCCGGGGACGCTGAGTTGGTTATCACAGATGGGTCAGCAGTTGTAGCTGTACCAAACGTCACTGCTTTGCGGGAGCCTGCATAGTCGGTGTATTCCGTCCATGCTTTAGACGCCAAAGTATCCGCCGCAGCAAACGTAGTTCCAGAGCCGGGGCCAGTGATGAGGCCAAGGAAGAAGGACGCCGAATAGGTAGACCCTTTAAAGTACTCGGTGTTCATGTTTTGCAGCCCCTCATTAACTACGAGGTTATGCTCAGTAGTTTCCCATTTGAGGTTGCCGTCTTTATCTAGGCACTGCACATGAAATATACCGCCCGCCCGCATACCTTCGGACGTGCCAGTACGCGCAACGAGTGCCGAGCTTACGCTGTCTACTCCTTCAGATTTTGCAATCAACATAATTACCTCTCAAGGAAAACGAATTAAAGCCGTCGTTGCAGTATTCACTGGCAAAGTGACGGTATTGTTAGTTGAAGTAAACGTCTTGTCTGAACCAAAGTCCAGCACCGCCACAGTCTTGTTGCTACGAGTCACGTTATAGATCAAAGCACCACGAGCCACAAAGCTAGCGCCGGGCCATGCCACATTATTAAAATCCACGTACACCGTGCCAGCATTCGGCCCCGTGGTATCCGTGGTAATTGTTACACCCGTTATAGTCACGCCGCCCGCTGTGTAGCCCGTGCCGGTCACTTCATTAGATGTGGTGTACACAGTGGTCAACGGACCAATATCAGAAAACGCCGTGTACAACGCCATTCTTAGCGTGTCCGTAGCAAGGTTCTGCCCCGCTTGGAGCATCTCCTGCTTGAAGCTATTCGTCAGTCCTTGCTGGATAGGCATTACGGATTCACCTTAATCTTAGCCTGACCGTCACGGTAAGCATCACCACGCTCCAGACCTGTACCCAGACGATTGAGCTGACCAAGTGCCTCTTGGTACTTTTTCTCGTACTGAGCAATCATGTCTTGCTCACCCTTTAAGAAGGTATACGCCTCAACCAAAGTGCCATACAGCAGAACCGGCGAGTAACTATCCGCGAGCCATGTTCGTCCGTTAGAGTTGCCTATTGTGGCAATTGGGACACTAAACGAAGTGCCGCCCGAAATACTCGCTGTCAAAGTATTGCCTACGGTGTAGTTAACACCGCCATTGGTTAAAGTTACTGAAGTAACGGCGCCGCCAGAAACCACAATATCTGCGGTCGCCCCAGTACCCGATCCACCGGTAAGGGGACGGTTGTAATACGTCCCGTTTACATAACCCGACCCACCTGTAATTGCCCCGAGCGCCGTAACCGGACTCTGAATAATTGACTCAGGATAGTAGTAATAGTGCAGCTCGACGTTGTAGAGAACGTCAGGGGTTGGGCCAAGAATAAAGCTAAGCTCATCCGAAATAACACTAGCCGCAACAGTCGGGCCAAACAGAGCGTAGTACTTCGGAATCCCTGTGGTGCTTGGATTCGGATACGCCGCACGGATGAAGTTCACATCCTTGTTTAGCAGGTACTCATAGTTGCCGCTGCCATCAATTACCGCCATCGAGAAGACCGACAGGAAATCTGTTGGGCAGGACAAGTACTGATTACCGCCGGTGGTTACACCTGTGACGTTCTTGCGTAGTGCAGGAATCTGCACCGTGTTGTAAACGCGCTCTTCAGCCTGCTGAATAAAGAAATTAATCTGGCTCGTACCATCAGACGTGGTAACGCCAGTCCCTACTACGTCAGTCCAAGTATTCGTTGGAAAGTCGTTTTGCAGGTAGTTCTTAACCGCAATGAAAAGCTCGGTATAAGTCACGGTTCACCTCAACCCATTGGGCCGCGCGACATTACGCCTTTAGTGGCAGCGCCAGTACCGCGCATCTTGATGCCAGTAGTCTTAGGCTCTTTATAGTTACCCTTGCTGACAACGCCACCACCGATGTTCATCTCGCTCATGTACTGAGCGCCCGACTTCTCTGGCACCTTTGCCGTTACTTTTTTAGCGTCCATAGTATGTGGCTCCGCATAAACAGCAGCTTGGCCTACTTCTTTGCCCATCATCTTTTTGCTGTACCCCATATCAGCCTCCGCGCTTGTAGGTGAACGAAGACTTTTTCTGATTAGCAACTTTAGCCAAACCACGTCCAAGCTGTTTCATTTGAAGGTTGGTTTTGCCCCCTTTAGCCATCTTGTGCATACGCTGCTCATGGCCTTTGACCGCTTTCTTGGCGATCTTTTCCATGACTGGTTTGTCTTTCTTGATGTCTTCGTGTTTCATGTCAACTCCTACGAGATTGTCACGGTGCCTACGACACCTGCTGACGTTAAATTATTTGGCGTTAGCCCCACGTCGTTACCACTTGCTCCACCTACCGGAGCCCAGCCCCACTGGAATACCCTACTACCACCTTCTGGGAACCCATCAGCATCGACTGCCGTCCCCGGTGTTTCCGTTATTTGCAGCCCGTTGTAGCCTGACTGCAAGTAGCTCACATCTGGTCTTGGCTCCCGCACTGCTTGTGGGTCGTTAACCGGATACAAACCTAATGATAGCTGCGGCTGATCAGGTTCCCAACAATTTTTGCAAACCTTGATCGCCACCTGCTTGGTCTTGATTGTCAGCTTGCGTAGTTCTTTCAGCTTGTACCGAAACCCACACCGGTCACACTCGGAAATACTGTATTTGCCACTAGAGTACTTACTTGGCATACATCACCTGTAGAAAGTAGTACGCGGCACAAACCGATCCGGCGCTTTTTCCCTGTCCTCCGCAGATGCAAAATCCCAAGCCTCGTCGTACATCGCCTTCAACGCCACAATTCTATTTGGGTCAACTTCCGGTTTCTTTACCGCCAGCATGTACGCTAACCCTGCCACTAAGCAGTTCTGGAAGCGGAACGGAATATCGATCACGTTCGTGCCGGTACCGGCATCATAAATACGCTTCAACCGCCAGTAATAGAATATGTAGTACGGATTGCCTACTGCGCCCTGATCCGGCGAAGGCCACACATTAATCTGCGGGTTTTTAGGAGTCGCTGCATTTGACCCAACTTGCTGCCCCGATTGGCGATTTACCCACACCTGAATCGGTCTACCCTGCGTCAACTTGTTTGGGATAGTCGCGTAGGTAGAGACGCTTATGCGGCTGATGTTGATGTCGGTCTGGTTAGAAATCTGTCCGGAATTAGTGCGAATAACATGTTCAAGAAGATCAACGGTATCAATAGGTAGATCATAGGTAACCTGCCCTTGCACAAGATTGATTGATCCCTGCTCAATAGTCCACAGGTTGATACCACGGTTCGCCCACTCCGTGATCAAGAAGTTCAGAGTTCTACGGGCAGTACGAAAATCGTAGCCAGTACGCAATTCCAAACCGCAACGCTCAAACGCCTCTTCGAATATATCGTTGAGGTCGGGATTGAACGCTGTTGTGTTGGTTGTAAAAGCCATTATCTAAACCTCGCGGTCTTCTGGGCTATGCGTTTTGGTTGCGCGACGAACTGCTTGCCACCCTTCTTCCCTGCCCGCTTTGCCTTCGTCGTGGCGGCATATTCGGCTGGGCTTAGTGCCTTGATCGCCTTTTCCGGGAGATACCTCTCCCCGGTCTTGGACGACGGTTTTCCGCTCTTTGTCCGCCATTTCTGGTCTCCCCAGTTTTTAAGCGACTGTTGCGGGGCTTTCATACTAGTCCCTGTACCCGCCGCCAGCGGCTTTGTACTTCTTAGCCACGAGCTGCGCTTTACGGGCTGACCACTGACCAGCGCCGGTGCCATGCGTTGCTGCGGCCTTTACCTGAGACACAATTTTCTTACGCAGTCCGGGCTTGGTGTAATTACCAGCAGCATTGACCTTCCCACCGTCTTTGTACTGCGTAAAGTCGGTGTCATCCCGACGGGCTTTCTTTTTCCCGCCGGGCATCTTGGAAGGGCTAATTGCACCCATACCGCGTGAGGGCATCATACGATTTTGCCTCTGGTTTTGCCGCGCATAGCACAGCCGTCGGCACGAGAAGAAGCAGACCCGCCGTTTTTCATCCCCAAGCCTTCTTTATATAAGCGTCCATAATTACGCGCCTCTTTAGATACGCCCGAGCCAAACGATTTTGCCTTATCTACAGCGCGGCTACCCAAATCAGAAGCGACATTCCCAAGGTCTTTAACACTATCAGTGTATGTTTTGCGAATGTCTTCTAAATCTTGCTTCATTGATTTTTTATCCGCCATGACAGCCTCCTATCAGCAAACTCTGCCGCCTTTACGCATACCTTTGTTACCAGCCATAGTGACCATCGTGCCCTTGGTTTTACCCTTGACAGCAACGCCATCACGGCTAGGAGCAGCGGTTTTCACAGCGCCCATCTTCGATGCAGCGATACCGCCAGCCGCCATCTTCTTAACGTCGCCGCCTTTTGCCATCTTGCCTTTGCCGTCAGCCGCAAACGCTGGCACTTTCTGACCGCCCTTCATAACCATAGGCATACCACCATCGGCGTAGCCGCCCATCGCCATCTTCTTGACCTTGCCGCCTTTTTTCATGCCGCTGACTGCTTTGCGTTTGGACATATCCGACTCCGACGAACGCTTTTCTGATTCAGAAGTTAATTTGAGTGGCATACCGCCCTCCTTTTTGGTGAACTCGCGCCCTACGCTCATCGGTACGCCAACTTTTTTTGCGAATGACGGACTGTGAGCGACAGCCCGCATAAACTTTTCCTGCTTTTTACTGACTGTTGGCATCTGGTTTTTTCCGGTTAGTTAAACCACGAACCGTATCGGATTCCCAGATACGAATGCTGAACCAGATAATGCTAATGAGTGAAAACACAGTAGGTAACCATGCAAGTAAGACACCCAACCCCGCGAGTATGGAGATGTTGTCCATTAGGTCTGGTTCGATGTGGTCTTTTAACATTTCCGCACCTGCAATAGTTGATCAATACCCCGCATTTTGCTCTTCCCCGAATAAAAACGTGTAATTTATTCGTCTGTTCCCATAACCCGCTTTTGTTACTACTGGCTGCGTTTTATGAAAAAACTTAGAGTTAAAAATTGTGACTCTATTAAACTTGTACGCCACTGAAAGCTTGTCCGACGTCTGTCCACTTAAAAACTCAGCTATTGCCGCGTCATCGCGGTTGTATGTCTCCCAACTCCAGCTTGCCGGTGGGTACACCTTCCATACATCTAAACCGTTCTGCCCTTCTGCATCTATCATACTGCTGTTATCTGTTACCCAAAGGTTAAAGTTAACTGCGGCTGGATCAGCGTGGGGTCGCACACCTTCTGACTCATTATCGTAGATAAACGACCACGCTCTTATAAATTCGTGCCCTTCTAAGAAACTAAACTTGTCTTTGCACTCATCAGCTATATTCGTCAGCAACGGGAACCATAAGCTACCAGTTCGTCTGTAGAAGTTAACAGCAGCGTAGTCGCGATATGTATCTTGCCTCACATTAAGATAGAGCATGTAATTCCGTAGTCTATGAGCTATATCAGGACGTAAGAAATTATCTACTACGACAACTTTTTCCTTCTCATACGTCTGGGCTATATCATCCCAGTCTAACTCTTGGTTTAATACTTTCTCAGCATACCCGCCATAATTGTGGGGCTCAGAGAAAAGAGTAAAATTGCTTTCGGCTAGGAAATC